CCGGCGAAACCGATGGCTCCGCCGAGAAATATGAGATACACGGAAACAAGTACGTACCCATGTGGTCCCCGCACGCCCCCCAAGGTCAGCTTGTAGGCCAACCTTGAAAAACGTGTAAGGACTGGTAAGAATGCGCGAAGCATCTTAGCCACCATAGGGGTACTTGCCATCCACGATAACTTCATCCATGAAGCTGTCGTCGAGAATCGCGTTCGCGATAAGTTTGCGAACGTCCTTCCGTTCTGCCACGGTGGAGTTGGCGGCAAAGATGAAGTCCACGGAGGCTCGCGCCTCGCGGATCACTTTGTCGTTGTCCACCCCGTTGATGGTCTCTGTGACCACAACAGGCATCCTCAGGGCAACACGAACACGGTTTACCGTGCCGTTCTTCTTGAGGGACACCGAGAGGGAGTTGTCGCGAACGGCAACCCCATCGGTCTCTACAAACCAAGCGACATCGTTAGCGTCGATCTTGGCTGGTTCGAAAGCGTGAGCTTCCGGAGTAGTCTTACCATCATTGATGGTAATGGTAGTCAGAGCGGGCATGTTAGCCTCTTTGAGCTATCAGTGCAGTGAGAACTGCAACTTGGTTTGAGTTAAGCAACGGGCTTTTAAGGTACAGCCTATTGCGGGGTGAAGGAAGGTATTCACGAATGAACCCTTCCGCCTTACAGTCTACTTCGCACCTCTGCACGATGATATGCGCAGAGTTAACGACACCGCCGATCTTAGAAAATCGGAAGTTCGCGCGAGAGTACCTTGTCCCGTAACCTCCAACGAAATCTAGGCCCGCAAAGGCCGCGATTCCAGAAAGGAAGCCACTAATCGGAACAAACCAATCTACTACAAAGGATAGTGGTAGAAGTTGCCATGGGAGAGCCAATGGATCAATAAGCGCGTTAAGCGCCGCCTGATGCCGGTCAGCAATCCTGTAGGTATACTTCACCTCAGTGACGAATAGGCGCTCTCGCGCTTCGCCACTCCATCCCGGATAAGAGCCACCTGGTCCTTCCGACTCGATGCGTCTTTTGACGGACGCATGAGCAGGTCGTTCCAGTTGTGCAACTACGGCTTGCGCCGTGTTGTACACGTCTTGAATGGCCGGCTGTATGCCGAACTTCCACATAAGGAAGTAGTCTGCGATCCCTTTCGGAATATTGCGGACTCCATTGAAGCCTAGCTCCTTCGCTGCCATACCGAATGCACCCTTGCGGGCATATCTGTAACCACGAAGCGTTCGGATCGACATATCGACGAGTGTGTCCAGCGTGCTGGGCATCTCAGCAATAGTCTCACCTAGCGATACATCGCCATTCATTGCCGCGGCGTTAGCCTGAGCAATGGTAGCGTTGTACTGGTTAGTCATGGAGATTGAATTCCATGGCGTATAGTAGCTAGTCAGTACCGGAGTCTTACTGATGCCTTCGTGGCCCCAGTAGTGGTACCAACCTCCCCCAAGTGTCCTAGGTTTCTTTTCCCGGTAAGGACCGGGAACCTGAGAACATCTATGGGCGTAGTAATTGGTGGGAATCACCCTGTTACTCTGGTGTACTAAGTCACGTTCGCCCTGATCGTATAGGGCTGTACCTCTTAAACCAGAGCTTACCGGTCCGAACGTTCCATCAAGATACTCAACCTGATGGTATGAACGGGGACGGTAAGAGGTGTTGACAACGTCACGTGGCATGTTAGCTCCTTTCTTAAGGGAGCACCCATGCACCAAGGCGCAAACCCTGGTTGGCTGGAGTATTTCAACTCCCGTCACACATGTCAACTCAGCGACTACCGAAGTAGCCAGAAGACGGAGTTTTCCGATCTTCCTATCTAGCCTAGGCTGGATAGCCTCGTCGAAAGGCGAGCAGCCCCCTTT